GGATAACTTACCGCAAAAAGTCACCGTACACAACTACGGAGTGGTGGGACGAAGACCTGAAATGCTGGAGGAGCTAAGCCGCTATGGATATATTTTTTAAGAACGATGGCTCATACAGTCAATCAACAGTGGGAATCCCAGTTCTTGTGGACTACACACCGGTTGGATTTGTACGAGAAGTTAATGCCGACATGGTAACGTGCTCCCTATTCGATAAGTTCATCGGGAAAGAGTGGTTGGCGCAGCGTCTGACGACAAAAGAACCGGACATATGCTCTGTATATATCGATACAAAATGATGGAGGTATAACATGGGAGCGAGTATCAGCGAGTTTAGAGGCGAGTATTATTTTCTGAGTAACTTCTACTCGGCACCAGTTACCTATAACGGAATGTGTTTTGAGAATAACGAGGCGGCGTTTCAAGCGGCTAAATGCCCAGAACGTATGACTGAGTTTTGCCGTCTGAATCCGTCAGAGGCAAAGAGGCTTGGGCGTAGGGTTAAGCTCCGTGGTGACTGGGAGGCGGTCAAAGATACCGTTATGTATGAGATTTGCAAGGCAAAGTTCTCACAGAATCCTGATTTGGCAGACAAGCTTGTTGCGACCAAGGATGCCGAACTCATTGAAGGCAATACTTGGGGCGACCGCATTTGGGGCGTCTGTGATGGCGTTGGAGAAAATCGCCTTGGTAAAATCCTTATGCGGGTCAGAGCAGAAATGTGATGTGAACTATGAAGAAGGCTAACACTTATAAAGGAAAACTCGGCTGGCAGTCTGAGTTCAGCCACAGATATGCTTGCTGGGCGAACAACCACAATGGGTGGGCAAAAGCCAAAAAGTCCAACAAGCGGTTGGCTAAGCGCAGACTAAAAGATGAACTACGAAAAGAACTTGTTTATAGCATATCGGATAAACAAGTTGGAGAATGAGTGGGAGGAGAATTTATGAAGAGAGAAGATTTTGTCTTTGACCATATGGATGATGAGTACGAAGACTATTGGTTCAAGGTTGTTGGCGATACAAAAGACGAGCTTACAAAGAAATACATGGAAATGTGTATGGTTTCTGTGACAGAGGTCGTCTACTCTAATAAGGAGCAGACCCTTGGTGTCAAGCGCCTTTTCCCATTTAACTACGATGTTATCATGCCGGATGATTCGGAGCTCAGAGATATGCTGGTATCTCTGGTGGCTGAGCAAAAGTCTTGATTTGTATGGGCGGTTTAATTGTTGCGCTCGTCATTATGGGTACCACAGCTCTACTAATGTGTGCCGTGTATAAGCATGACACTGGACGTAGCCTCCCCAAAGACTTATTCCATGACGTTTTTACGAAAGGCTGATTTGATATGGCATTATACAAGATTGGAATTACAGAAGCGGGAGACGCAGGCGTTGATTTGTCTTGGGTCGAGAAATTAGACAGAGTTGATGCTGCTGTTCTAATTACGAAGTGTGTGTCGCCGGATTTCTTCGATGCCGCCCTTGAACACAAAGACAGACTCATTGTCCATGCAACTATCACTGGATACGGGCACTCTGCTTTGGAACCTAATGTACCAACTCCATACGAGGAGTTTGCCGCAATTATGGAGTTGGTTAAAGCTGGGTTCCCGATGGAGAAAATCGTCATTCGCATCGACCCCATCATCCCCACAGAGAAAGGACTTTCAGTTGCATACCGTACAATGATTTCCTTTATGGAAATGGGATTTCAGCGCTACAGAGTGAGCGTTATTGATATGTATCCACACGCAAGAAGCCGGTTCAAAAAGGCTGGATTGCCGCTTCCCTATGGCGATAGCGGTTTCGCTCCGTCCCAAGCACAACTTTCAAAAGTGGACGATATGCTGCGGCAAGCAAAGCAGTTCTGGGAAGGGCTGGATAACGGCAAAGTTCTCCGAATTGAGTCCTGTGCAGAACCCGGTCTTACGGAGCCGATTGCCTGTGGCTGCATTTCAGACTACGACCTCAATCTGCTCGGATTTTCTGAGGATGCAGAATCAAACGGGGCTGGCTATCAACGAAAGGGCTGTATGTGTTATGCAGGGAAAACTGAACTGCTGAAGCATAAGACGAGATGCCCCCACGGGTGTCTCTACTGCTACTGGAAAGATATAAAAGGTTAATTCGATGACTAATTTCGAGGAAATTAAGAGGAAAATAGCCAATATGAATATCGATGAGCTGATAGAGTTTTGCGGCGGTGATACTTGCGAGAATGTGCTTTGCTCTTTTGTGAGCGATGGCGATTGTTGCGGGAACAATTGCAAGGTCAGCTATGATTGTGGAGGCTGTATTAAAAAGTTCTTGCAAAGAGAGACGAGGGTAGTCAGATGAAATGTCCATATTGTGAATCTGGGACAAATGATTTTGTTCCAATGAACCAAGCCGTTGAATACAGCGGCATTGAGATGGCTGTAAACAGGCAGGGAATGTTGAGGGTGAGAGTGCTTGACGACGATGGCAGTTTCACGACTCAAGATATCATTGAGATACGCAACTGCCCACTGTGTGGGAAACGATTTATGAAGGGTCGATGTGTATGAGCGGCATCGTCCATTGCCCAAGATGTGGGCACCATATAAACACCCCTTCTGATGGAACTGTCGGGTACTGCCCGATATGCGATAAGGAGGTTACTGACATGGAGAAAAGAACAATTTGGGTAAAGCCATCCTGCTTTGCTCCAGAGTTTGAGATGGTTATTCCTGTCCCGACAGACCGAGATGATGAGGAGTACATCGATGAACTGCTGGACGGAATTCTGAATAACGAGGTTCGCTACAATATCGAGTGGGATTTTGTAGACGGGCTAAGCTGACAATGGGAATATATGTGGTGGTGGAAGACAACCGATTGGAGGTGTGGTTGTGGCTGAGCGCAACGAACACAAGAGCGCAAAATACCAAGATGGTGACATTTATTTGAATCCATGCTTCGGCGACCTGTGGGTTGTGGATGGCGCATCGTTCATTAAAATCAATAACGGGTATGCAATTGAGTTGGACGAGCCAGAAGGATTCATTAAAGTTGGACATATCGATGGAGTAATTAACAAGAGAAGTCAACCGACAAAGTGAGGGTTCAAATGACAGTCAAGGACATTCTTCCGAGCCATCCAGTTGAAATCATGGTTAGAACCAACTATCCAGAAAGCCTTTTGACGTATCTAAGCAGTGAGAGAATTGAACAGGGATTGCTTGTTGGTTATTGCTCTTGGGACGGTGAGAATCTCACCCCTGCGGATGGTGATTACTATTCTGTGGATGAAGTTATTTCAAAATATGAGTATGAAGAGGACGGCAGGCTAACATACTGGACTGTCTCTGAATGGGTGTAGACAACGACCGCTTTGTAGATTTGCTGTTATACATATTTCCTTCAGCAGCTTTTCGCCAAAGGCAAAAGTAAGAATTCGGC